AGGAGCTTACGTTGATATACCTGCAGGTTCTGCAGGAAGTGCAACAGTTTACTATGGATAATTATGTTTTAGATTTATTAGGTCTTAAAGCAGGAGGTATGCCTGCTCGTAATAAAAAAAATTACAGGCCTACTAAATCTGGAGCCGGAATGACTGCGGCAGGGGTTGCTTCTTATCGTAGAAAAAACCCTGGCTCTAAATTAAAAACTGCAGTCACTGGTAAAGTTAAAAAAGGCAGTAAATCTGCAAAAAGAAGAAAATCATTTTGTGCTCGTTCTGCGGGACAAGCTAGAATGCACAACATTAGTTGTAGAAAAACACCTAACAAAAGAATTTGTCAAGCAAGAAGGAGATGGAAATGCTAGATATGTTAAAAGATAAATGGGAAGTAATAAAAACTTACTTTAAAGATAATAGAGATTTTGTTATAATGGCACTATGTGTGTATGCAATACTATCTTTGATTTTTTAATAAGTGCGATATTTATATTTGTATTTATTATTATAGGTATTGTATTAGGCACCGGAGCTTTATTATATTATCCAATAGATAGGTTAAAACATGCAGTTATCAGCAAATTTTACTTTAGACGAAATGACAAAAAGTCAAACTGCCATAAGGTTAGGTATAAAAAACCAACCCTCTAAAGAAAATATAGAAAACCTTAGGCAACTTTGTGTTCATATATTACAACCTGTACGTTCTTTTTTTGCAAAGCCAGTTACCATCTCATCAGGTTTTAGAAGCCCTGAGTTAAGTGAAAAAATAGGGTCTTCATCAAAATCACAACACTGTAAAGGCATGGCTGCGGACATTGAAATTATGGGCACATCAAATAAAGAACTTGCAGACTGGATACACAGAAGTTGTAACTATGATCAATTAATTTTAGAGTTTCATGATATGGAAGAACCCAACTCTGGGTGGGTTCATGTTTCTTATCAGGGAGAGGAATGTAGGTTTCAATATTTACGAGCCTTTAAAGATGAAAATTTAAAAACAAGGTATATACCATGCCAATGACACGAGCTTCAATGAGCAAACAAATAACACTTGGCCCTTCTAAAAGAAAGAAGAAAAAGGTAGTGTCTAGAAAGAAGACAAAGAAGGTGGTAGTATAAACTATGTTATTAACAAAACACATCATACGATTTAAAGATGACTATTTAGTTAAGATCCCTAAACAGACTAATCGTGTTTGGGATTTATCTGAAAATCGTTGGGGGTACAAAAAAGCATGACCAAATTAATTAATGATATAGAAATAGAAAGACTACAGAGAAAAACATATAAAAGAAATCAAAGAAGATATTCAAATAGGCTTATGAAAGCATATTCAGCTAAAATAGAACAAGAAAAGAAGAATGCAAACAAATTTTTGTATGGTAAAGAAGAAGGCCCCAAAAAACTTAAAAAGAAAGGTTTTTCCATGGGTGGAATGGCTGATTATATAAAGGAGTTATTATGACAAAATTATGTCCAAGAGGCAAAGCGGCCGCAAAAAGAAAATTTAAAGTATATCCTTCTGCATATGCAAATGCTTATGCATCAAAAATCTGTGCAGGTAAAATTAAAGATCCAAGTGGTACTAAACGAAAAGATTTTAAAGGTCCTAAACCAGCTTCTGCTAATGTTGGCACATTTGCAGAGACTTCAGAAAATTCACAAAACAAAAGAGCAAAACCGAAGATTCAACCTAGAATGAGTAACAGTAAAAAATATAATACAGAAGCGAGAAGAAGAAAATATTCTACACAAGAGTTAACCGAAATGAGAGCGAAACAAGAAGCCAAACGCATGGAGTTAATGAGGCAGAGAATGTTAAAAAGAAATAGAACTTCTAAAAAAATGACAAAAATGTATTCAGAAGGTGGTTTTAACAATGTTAGTGGTCATGCTGTTACAGGTTCACCAATATCAGTTGATATAGATGGGGACATGTTAAGTAATCCTTCTGCATCAGATTATTATAAAGATTTATTATAATGGGTTTAAAAAAGTGGTTTGACGAAAAATGGGTAGACATAAGTTCTCCAAAAAAAGGAGGAGGTTACAAACAATGTGGTAGAAAAAACGCAGCTACCTCAAAAAGAAAGTATCCAAAATGTGTACCACAAACAAAGGCTAATAGAATGAGTGAAAGTCAAAAAAGAAGTGCCGTTACAAGAAAAAGAGCAAAGGCTCAAGGAGTTGGGGGTAAACCAACAAATGTAAAAACCTTTGCAAGAAATGGAGATTTAATTGTAAAGCCAAAACTTAAATTAAACAAACAAAAAAAAGGTGATCGCACTTTTACATACACAAGGCCGAGTTTAGAAGTTTTAAAAAAAAATAGAGTATTTCCTAATTTAGCAGCAGAAGTTTTTAAAGAATATGACGAAATGGAATCACCAAATTATAAAAGCAAAAGAAGAAAAAAAGGTGTATCTGCTAGTGTAGAAGGTAGGTATGGAGGGGTTAGAGGAAGTTATAGTAAAGACGCAAAAGGAAACACACAAAAAAAAATAGAAGCCGAATTAAAATTTGAATTTAACAAAGGTGGGTTGATGAAAACTTATTATAAAGGTATATTGTAATATGAGTAAAAAATTAAAAAATCCAAAAAAAGCTGATTTAAATAAAGATGGTAAATTATCTGGTTATGAAAAAAAACGAGGTATGGCTATTGAAAAATCTATGAATGTAAAAATGGGGTCTATGATTAGGGCTGCAAATGGTGAACTTATTCCTTATAGAAAATTTAAAGAAAAAAAGTTGGAGCAAAATTTTGAACAAGGAAAAAAAGATCCTTCAGGAAAATCTCTTAAAAACAAACCACCTGCAAAAGTAACAAGTAACGTGGATTTTGAATATAAAAAATCTATTAAAAATATAGATAAAATTCACAAAGCTGCAAAAAAAGCGATTGCTGAGTATCCAGAGAAAAAAAGAAAACATGATCGCATGATAATGCGACAGTTTAAGAAGGATATTCTAGCAGTAGACAAGGTTTCTAGAGCAGTGGGTAAGACTGTTCCTTTCGTTTCAAAAACTTTGGGTGCATTAGGATCTTTAGTACCAACTAAAATGGGTAATGCAGAACTTAAAAAAATAGAAAGAAAGAAATATGGTGGCTCTGTAGGTGTGAAAATGGCAAAGGGTGGCTTTAAAAAGAAAACACCAATATATTAGAGTGAATTATGGATAAAAAAAACAAACTTTTTTTTAAAACAAAAGATAAATTAAAACTTGAGGGTGACGCAAGAAACGATCCACACTTAAAAGATGGAGTTGAATATTTAGAAAGACATTCAGGTAAAACATCCAAAGAAATAGACAAAATGTCTTATAAAAAATTTAAAAAATTAATAAGAAAAGTGTTAGACCCTAAAGCAGGTTTGAAAAAAAGTGTTATAGGCGCAGCCCTTGCACCAACAGTAGCAGGATCTGCTGAATTAAAAGATATTAAACGTAAAAAATTTGGTGGTATGGCAATTCAAGGAGTTAAAGATCCAAATAAAATACACAGAAGTTAGGGTGAATTATGGCAACTTCAGGAACAACTACATTTGATCTAAATATTGATGATATTATTCAAGAGGCATATGAAAGATGTGGTGGACGTGTTAACAGTGGTGGAGATTTAAAATCAGCAAGAAGAAGTTTAAATATTCTTTTCTCAGAATGGGGAAATAGAGGAATTCATCTTTGGAAAGTAGAACTACAAGAACAACTATTAACCTCCGGAACAGCAACTTACACAGCACCTACGTCCACGAATGATGTTCTAGAAGCTTATATTTCTACTACTACTGGACAGACTGCAAGCACTACAGATGTGTCATTAACTAAAATATCAAGAAGTGAATATGCTGCTTTACCTAACAAAGGTTCAACTGGACAACCTTCTCAGTATTATATTGATAGGCAGACAACTCCAACAATAACACTTTATCAAACTCCAGATGCGTCAACATACACTTATGTAAAATATTATATATTAAAACGAATTGAGGATGTCGGAAGTTATACAAATACTGCTGACGTGGTTTTTAGGTTTATACCCTGTATGTGCGCAGGGTTAGCTTATTACTTAAGTATGAAAGTAAACCCCCAAATGACACAACAAAATAAATTAATTTACGAAGATGAATTGTCTAGAGCCCTCAATGAAGATGGGCAACGAACTTCTGTCTATGTAACCCCTCAAACCTACTTTCCTCAAGGAGTCTAATTATGGAAAACAAAAAAAAAGAATTACCAATTTACTTTAGAGAACTTAGAAATGAAATGCCCAGAGTAGCGGATGCCGCAAGATCCGTATACATGACTTTAAGTCCTAAAGGACAAAAAGCAATGATGTCTGATTATCAGAATCAACTTGCTTCTTATAGAAAAATGGATGATTCTGGTAAAACAAAATATCGTGGAGACATTACTTCTGAATATAATAAATATATGGCATACAAACCAGAAAAACAAAAATCTTATGTGGCTAAATATACTTCTCTTGTAGACGGAGGTATAGCAAGAGGAACTAAATTAGCAATAAGAGGTAAAGGATTCAAAGGAGTATTTTAAATGGCATATGCGCGTGGTAAACATTCTTTAGCAATATCCGATCGTTCTGGCATGGCTTTTCCCTATACAGAAATGGTAAAAGAATGGAATGGTTTACTTGTTCATAAATCTGAATTTGAAGCAAAGCATCCTCAAATAAGAAGAAAACATATTAAGGCAGATGCAATTGCTTTAGCCAACGCTAGACCTAGAGGTAAGGATAATACAAAAAATTTCTTATTATACACAAATGTTGATAAAGGTATATTAGGGACAGAGTTAACCAGTTTTTCTGCTACTACTGAAATTGGAACTGTAGAGGTATCTATCTCATGACAATAACGCACTCAACTTTTTTAACACAAATCAGAAATTTTGCAGAGGTTGATTCTAATGTTTTAACAGATTCTACTATTGATCAATTTATTAGAAATGTTGAACTTGATATTGCTGGAAAAGTTGATTACGATGATTTAAGAAAATATGCTACATCTACAACTGTAAGTGCGCAAAGATATATTAGTTTACCTGCAGATTTAATTTATTTACGTTCCGTACAAATTACAAATAGTGGCGAAAGAAGTTTTTTAGAAAAAAGAGATACAAGTTTTATATCAGAATTTAATGCATCTGATGCCTCGGGTATACCTAAATATTATGCAAATTGGGATGAGTTTACTATTGCTTTAGCGCCTGCTCCAAATGCAGCTTTTGTGATACAAATTAATTATATTATTGATCCACCACATTTTACATCATCTAATACAACATTTTTATCAAACTATCAGGAGAGTCTTTTATTGAACGGAGTTTTAGCAGAATGTTTTACATTTTTAAAAGGACCTATGGATATGTACAAATTGTATTTTGATAGGTATACTAATGATGTTCAGGCATTTGCTTTACAGCAAATGGGACAAAAACGAAGAGGGCAGTATGATGATGGTGTTCCAAGAATACCGATTCAATCACCCTCACCATAAATTAGGAGAACTATATGGCAATAACTACAAGTGTAATAACTAATTCATTTAAAAAAGAATTACTGGAGGGCACCCATAATTTTAAAGCCTCCGGTGGTAATTCTTTCAAACTGTCTCTTTATACAAGTAGTGCAACTCTTGGTAAATCAACTACAAGTTTTACAACGGATAATCAGGTAAGTAATACAGGTCAGTATACAAGTGGTGGTGGGGCTCTTACAAATGGGGGAACCTCTCTATCTACAAATACAGCTATTATTGATTTTGCTGATAGAAGTTTTACAGGAGTAACACTGACTGCACGAGGAGCTTTAATATATAACGATACTGCATCTGGCGATCCTGCTGTCGCAGTCTTAGATTTTGGTGGAGACAAATCAGCTTCATCAGGAACTTTTACAATTCAATTTCCTGCCTTTACTGCAAGCGCGGCTATACTTAGGATTACATAATGGCTTTTGTTGTAAATGACAGAGTAAAAGAAACTACGACTACAACAGGTACAGGGGCTGTTGCCCTTGGTGGTGCAGAAACTGGTTTTGATACATTTGCAGCGGGTATTGGCAACAGTAACACAACTTATTATTGTATTGCTCATCAAGCTAATGCAGAGTTTGAAGTTGGGTTTGGTACATTAGACGGAGACAGTTCTGATTTAACAAGAACGAGTGTAATCTCAAGTTCTAATAGTGATAGTGCCGTGAATTTTAGTGCTGGAACAAAAGATGTTTTTTGCACTCTACCTGCAAGTAGAGCATTAGTAAAAGATACAGCCACTTCTGTAGATTTACCTGATGTATCTGTGTTAAAAGGAAAAGATATAATAGCATTGACGATGGCATTATCGTAGGGAGTAAGTATGGCTACATCAACTTTTAAAGTAAAAACAAAAACTAATATTTCAAATGGCAGTTTAGATACAATATATACATGCCCGAGTGCAAGTGGCACGTCTGCTTTAATTACTGGATTAATTTTATGCAATAAGGGAGCTTCAGGAATTACTGCTGATGTACAACTTGTTTCTGACACTTCTGACACAGAAACTAATGGTACTGTATTTTTATTAAAAGCAGTGTCTATACCAACCGGATCTTCTCTTGAGGTTTTATCTGGCAACAAACATATTATTCAAGCTACTGATATTATAAAAGCGCAAGCAAGTGCAGCAAGTTCTTTAGACGTTACATTAAGTATTGTGGAGACTACCTAATGGCTTACATTGGAGCTACTCCTGCTAATACTTTTCAATCCTTAACCTCACAAACACTTACTGGTGATGGGGGTACTTCTTACACGTTAAATACCTCGGTATCAACTGCAGCCGATATTGCAGTTTTTGTTAATAATGTAAGACAAAACCCAAACAGTAGTTATACAGCAAGTGGAACAAGTTTATCTATGAGTGCTGCTGTAAGTAGTTCAGATGGTTTTTATGTTGTGTACTTAGGAAAAGCAGTAGGCACAATTAATCCTGCAAGTGGTAGTGTGGGTACAAGTCAAATTGTAGATGCAAATGTTACTGGTGCTAAATTTGCCGCTGATGTAATTTCAGCTCAGACTGAATTAGGAGTGGCCCCTGCTGACACAGATGAATTTTTATTGTCTGATGCTGGTGTTATTAAACGAATAGATTACTCTTTAATCAAGGCAACTTCATTTACATCAAGTGTGGCATTTAGAGC